GTCACCCTCTTCAACTTGTAACCACTTTGAATGGTTCAACGCTATACCCCAATCAATCAACTGTTGGGACAGCGGGAACAGCTGGGGCAAAAGTTATCTTTACACCACAAGCAACAGGAACTGTATTTATAAAATGCAGTGTTCATGGTAGTGGTATGGGAAGTAACTATAATTCGATAGGTATACAAGTTATTTAATAATAAAAACATATTAAATTAATTATTTAATGTTAAGGAGAGCTATGTTGAATACTTTTTATAATAAAAATTTATTAGAAGCCGGTATAGATGAAGCAGGTAGAGGTCCTTTATTTGGAAGAGTTTATACAGCAGCCGTAATTATTCCTAACGATGATACTTTTAAAAAAGATTTCATAAAAGATAGTAAAAAATTAAGTAAAAAGAAGAGAGAATTTGCATATGACTTTATTATTAACAACGCTGTTGATTATGCGATTAGTTACAAAGAAGCTTCTGAAATAGATTATAATAATATTTATAATTCCACTTTTGACTGTATGCATAATTCATTAGACAATTTAATAGTAAAGCCCGATTTTTTATTAGTAGATGGTTCTGAATTTCAATTGTATATGCATAATGATGAAATTGTACCATATAGATGTTTTGTAAAAGGAGATGGGTTATATGCTTCAATTGCAGCGGCATCGATATTAGCCAAAGTTTCTCATGATAAATATATTGAAGAAATGTGTAAAAAAACTCCTTTATTAGATGAATTTTATGGATTAAGTAGTAACATGGGGTATGGAACTAAAATACATATGAATGGTATCAAACAATATGGTATATCTCCATGGCATAGAAAGTCTTTCAGTCCCTGTAAAAATATTAAAATAAATAAAAAATTTAAAAATAATTAAAATTGATGTTTTTTTATATGTTATATAAAAAAACATATAAAAACATATAAAAAATAATGAAAAGTTATTTGGCTATGTTTGATACGAAAACAGATGAGTCATGGCAAATTTTATATAAATCATTTATAATTAATAAAAATACAAAAGATGAAATCCATGGTATGTTTTTGAAAGATTTGTGGTTTAATTATCAAGTGCATAAAGAAGATATTAGTGATATACATTTCATGGTATTATTTTCAAGAGAATCATCAGATTCTATATTACAAGACATAAATAGATTAAATAATAATTTCCCAAGTATATACGATAACCCAACAAATACATGTAATGTATGTAAAAATTTTGTTTTAAAAAATGATTTAATAAAAAAAACATCTAAATTATTAAAAACACATGGCGACACAGAAAAAATTAATTTATATGATGTAGATAATATGTTAGGCTTTGAATTAATTTTATGTGAAGAAAAATATTTATTGACTTTACCAACATTTTATATAAATAAATACGACAGATATTTTTAATATTTTAAATTGATATAAAAAAAATACATTTTTTTTATATTAATAAAAAGTATGTTAGCTCTTATATTTGATGTAGAAACAACAGGCTTGCCAAAAAAACGCAAAGCTGATATTTTTGATTTTGAAAATTGGCCACATGTCGTTCAAATAAGTTGGTTGATATTTAATGTAACAAATGGAAAAATTATTTCAATAAACGACCATGTTATCAGATTGCAAGAATGGAAAACAATTCCTGAAGAAGCTTCAAAAATCCATGGGATTACGAATGATATTATGAGAGAAAAAGGAGAAAATATTATAGATATATTAAATAAATTTAATAATGATTTAATGGAATGTCAAATTATGGTTGCACATAATATTGAATTTGATAAAACTATTATAGGTGTTGAGTCTTTACGTTGGTTAGACTACAATATCTTTGATAATTATAATAATATGAAATACTGTACTATGCGACGTAGTAGAAAAATAAAAAAAAAATGGATGAAACTCGTTGATTTACATGAACATTTATTTAAAACAATTCCCCAAAATCTACATAATTCATTAATTGATGTTTTTGTATGTTTTCGTTGTTTTTGTAAATTGTATTATAATAGTGACCCACTTTTAAATGATAAATTTTCAGATAAGAGCTGGCAAAAAAATAAAGACTTCGAAAATATATATAATGACATTTTATGTAATTAAAATATTATGAATATAATAGGTTTAATATGTTTTATTATTTTATTATAAAAAAATAATAAAACATGAATATAAAAAAAATATATTAAATATGGTTTAATATATTTTTTTTATATGATAAAAGTAATATCAGTAGATAATAAATCAATAGATTTTACAGAAGATGAAATAAAACTTTCGGTATTATTAAAAACATTGTGTTTTGATGATGATTTTGAAAAAAAAAAAAACATCCAATTACCAAAAGTTGACATTGATAATTTATTTTATATTAAAAGATTATCAATAGCAATAATTGAAAATAATATAACGGAAGATAAAATAAAAGAATCTGAAGATTTTGAAGATATAAATAATTCTATAACTGGTTATTTAAAATTAACACGTGAATTTACAATTAAAAATCTTTTTAAACTTTTGGATTGTGTAAATTTTTTAGAAAATATTATTATTATCAACTTGATAAAAAAAAAAATAGATACTATTTTAAAAGATAATACAGTAACAGAGATTAAAAAAATATTTAAATTAGAAGATAATGATTTTAATAATGTTGATAAATCAAAAATGACGATATTATCAAATTTAGTTAATGATTAACCAGAACACATATCGCAATTTTCATCTTCTAAATCTTTACTTTCTATATTTTCTGGTTCTATTGTAAATTGCTGTGGTGCCGCTTTTGCTTCTGTTCGCAAATAGTATAACCCCGTTTTTAATCCTTTTTTCCACGCATAAACATGCATCGATGTTAATTTATCATAGGACGGTTCCTTCATCCACAAATTCAAACTTTGACTTTGACAAATATATGCACCTCTATCCGAAGACATATCAATAACGTCTTTCATCGAAATTTCCCAAACTGTTTTATATTTTTCTAAAATGTTTTTTGGTAATTTTAAATGTTGTATTGAACCACCATTTTTAATTATACTATTTTTTATATCTTCATTCCATTCATAATTTTCTATTAATTCACGAATCAAATGCTTATTTACAACAATAAATTCTCCGGCCAATGTTCTTCTCACATATATATTGCTAGTAAATGGTTCGAAGCATTCATTATTTCCTAGTATTTGCGATGTAGATGCAGTAGGCATTGGTGCTACTAATAATGAATTTCTCAAACCATATTTTTTAATATTATTTTTTAATTTCACCCAATTGTATCTATTACTAGGTTCTACGTTCCACATATCAAATTGTAAAATACCCTTTGAAGCTGGCGAACCTTCAAATGTTGCATATGGGTTATCCTCAATTGCAATATCTACGCTAGCTTCTAATGCAGCATGATAAATTGTTTCAAAAATTTCTTTATTTAATTTTTTAGATTCATCGCAAGAAAATGGTAAATTCATCATTGCAAAAGTATCAGCCAACCCCTGTACGCCAATTCCAATTGGTCTATGTTTTTTATTTGAAACTTCGGTTTTTTTTGTTGGGTAAAAGTTGATATCAATAACTTTATTTAAATTATGAGTAACAATTTTTGTAATTTTATGAAGTAATTCAAAATCATAAGATGGTTTTATTGTTTTTAATAATTCATTAAAACCACCAATTCTTTTTTCATTTAAATAAATTTGCGGAACACTATTTATTTTTGATTCTTCTGTTAAATTTTCTGTTTCACACACCTTTTTATAAAAATCTTTTCTTTTTTCATCATCATCTAGATTAATTTCTTCATATTCAAAATTATGTTTATCTAAAAATATTTTTGCTCTTTTACACCAATTACATTTTGTTTTGGAATAAATTTTTATTTTTTCAATTTTTGGATACAATTCTGGTGATGGTTTTTTTACAAATTTCGCCAAACCAATGCTAGCCAAATTACAAACAGCAGTTTCCTTACTATCGGAGTATTCCATTATTTCGCAACATAAATTACTGCTCTTTATGGTGCCAATATTTTTTTGATTTGTTTTTTTATTAGCGCTGTCTTTATATAACATATAAGGCGTCCCAGTTTCTATTTGACTATCTAATATTTTTAACCATATTTTTCTAGCTTTCATTGTTTTTATACCTTTGCCCTCTGCTTCATATTTTTCATATAATGTTTTAAATTCATCACCATAAACATCACTCAATCCATGGCAATGGTCTGGACACATTAATGTCCAATCTTCGTTTGCCATAACGCGTTCCATAAAAAGGTCTGGTATCCACATTGCATAGAAAAGGTCTCGCGCTCTCATTTCTTCATCACCGTGGTTTTTTTTCATTTCTAAAAATGATTCAATATCACCATGCCATGGTTCCATATAAATAGCAAACGACCCTTTTCTTTTTCCACCACCCTGGTCACAATATCTAGCTGTACTATTAAAAACACGCAACATGGGAACAATGCCATTGGATGTTCCATTTGTTCCTCTAATATGTGAACCGGCTGCTCTAACGTTATGGATATGCATACCTATTCCACCTGCCCACTTTGAAATATTAGCACAATCAGCCAAAGTATTATAAATACCGGTAATGCTGTCGGATTCCATTCCAATTAAATAACAACTTGACAATTGTGACCGTGGTGTTCCAGAATTAAATAATGTTGGTGTTGCATGTGTGAAATATTTTTGACTCATAAAATCATATGTTTCTTTAGCTTTTTTTAAATCATTTCCATGAATACCAACGGCTACACGCATCCACATATGTTGAGGTCTTTCAACGATAGTTCCATTGATTTTCATAAGATAAGCTCGTTCTAATGTTTTAAAACCAAAATAATCAAGTAAATAATCTCTTTCATAATCAAACCAACTCTGAATGATACTTTTATTATTTCTAATAACTGCAAAATATTTTTTTGATATAAGGGGGTGATTTATACCATTAACATCTTTAAAAGTATAAAGTTGTTTAGTTATTTTAAAAAAATTAATGTCAGTATTTTTATGATGATTTGAAATTAAAACACGACTAGCTAAAACACCATAATCGGGGTTAATAGTTGATAAAGCAGCACATTGTTGAGCTGTTAATTCATCAATTAAAGTTGTTGGTATATTAGGATATAATCTATCAATGATTTTAACGGATAATGATGTATAATTTACATCGAGGTTACTTTCTTTACCTAATTTTTTAATTCTATTGAGTATTTTATCGAAAGAAGTTACTTCTTTTTTTCCCGAACGTTTAATTACATAATCTTCCGTTTTTTTCATAATAGTGTTCATTTGATAAATATAGTCTATATATTTTTTAAATCATTGTGAAAATTAATATATTTTAAGTTTTTTTATATTTATTTTTTATAATTCCATAAAATTATTAAAAAAAAATATAAAATAATGTATTTATAGTATAATATGAGTTCTAGAATAAATAGATTAAATACTTTTTTATTAATATTGATATTTTTAGGAATTATTTTTATTTTATTGAAAGAAAAAGAAGCTTTTGGTAATGCGGTGTATTTAACTTTAGATGAAGCATACGAAAGTCCATTATTAAAACATTTTTCATCAAATAAAAATTCAAAAATAGGTGCAAATTTTACAAGAAAAGGTGAAATTGATAATATAAGTTCTTTTAAACAAGATACAAACAATAAATATCCGTCAATACCATGTGATGGTAAAGCATACGATGGTGGAATATGTCAGGCATTATATAAAGAAACTGTTAAAGCAAAAACGGATACTGGTAATTGTTTGCCTGGTTTTGATTGCCGACGCGTTGGTTTCTTTTGTTCAAAATTAGGTAAGTGATTTTTTTTCGGTTAAGCATAATTTATCCATAAAAACCAAACCAAAGTTATAATTTAATAATTTATGATGTATTCTATGCTCTACATCACCATGTTGTTTTGAGTGAGAATATAGTATTGAGTTTAAAATTATATAAGAAAAAACAAGAAAATGTTGTAATAAACTCATATGACAATAGTAGTGAATTAAATAAATAGAACCTAAATTTATAAAAATGACTTCTATTGGATGAGAATGAAAAGATAAAATACCAACGGGGTCATTATCTGAATGATGTATTTTGTGTATATATTTATATAATAATGGTTGGTGACAAATTCTATGTAAAGTATAAAACCAAATGTCACCGAATATGATATTTAATAATAACATTGAAAATTCTTTCGTTATTGATTCATAATAAAATAATACTGGTTTTACATAAAATAAAATCTCCAATGATAATGGGATGTAAATAAATATATTTAAAAATAATAAATCGAATCTATCTTTTAAATTTTTGTAATTGTGATAGTTAGCTTTATTTTTCCAATAATCAATATAACCAGCTGTAAAATATAAATATGGAAAATATAAAGGAATTAAAAAATTAGTAATCTGCATTGCTAATAAATATTAATAAATGTTTTTTAAAATCATTTATTAATATTTATAAAATTTTATTATATGTTATTCTTATTTATCAGATAAAGGTTATTGTTAATTTTAGTTTTATCATAACCTAAAAATCGACTTTATACATGGGTATTTTCCAGGTTATCTAAACGATTTACAAATTTTTTGACATGAGTATTTTTTTACGTAAATTTCTTTTTTGTAAATTTCTTTTTTGTAAATTTCTTTTTTGTAAATTTCTTTTTTGTAAATTTCTTTTTTGTAAATTTCTTTTTTGTAAATTTCTTTTTTGTAAATAAAAATGATAATCTTGAATCAAAATTACTAAAATAATTAAAAATAGGGTTATATTCATTGAAATTAAGATATGTGTTTAACTTAAATATATCGGTGAATATTTTTAATTTACCCATGTAATAATTAAGTTTTTTTTTATTCAAATTTTCAATATTTGAGCGCAAATACATA